GGTGCGGTTGAGTCTGCCTCGTCTTTTTACATCCCAGGCGTTTACGATGTAAAACAAGACACGGCAAACGCTGGAACGTACAAAATCACCTTGAACGATACCTATGGCCGCCTTGTTGCTGCCAAGTATTCTCTTCAAGCTGCTACGGCAGTCGATCTTGTGCCTCAGCAAAAGTCTGAGACCGTGGCATCGACCAAGCTCATTTATGTACGTCTGCTTGCTGGAGCTACGGCAACAAACCCAGCTGCAGCCGCTCGGTTGTATGTTGAGCTGATGCTTAATAACAGCGGTCTGAACTAAGGTAAAACCTATGATTCTAATGAATCCAAATCGAAAGAAAATCGTTAGCATCATCATGGGAAAGATGGAAAAACCCCAGATGGGGCCATCCCATGAAGACAGCCCAATTGATGACTCTTCGATGGCAAAAGAACACGCCGCAGGAAAGATGATTGCGGCCATCAAGGCAGAGGACAAAATGGCGCTTGTAATGGCTATGCGCGATCTCTTTGATATTTTTGATTCAGAAGAAGACACGGCAGAAGAAGCCGAGGAAGCTCAGTAATGACGCTCGCGGAACTGAGGACACTAGCAAGACAAAGAGCCGATCAGGAAAACTCATCTTTTATTTCTGATTCAGAAGCCAATAATTACATCAACATGGCTTATGGTGAGCTCTACGATTTGCTAGTGGCCTCGTTCTCTGATTACTACCTGACTTCGACCACGTTTACTCTTTCTGGAACAAACAACACAACTCTTCCCGCCGACTTTTACAAAATCAGAGGCCTAGACTTTAATGCTATCGCGAATAGCTACGTCACGGTTCAGCCGTTTAACTTTCTCGAACGCAATCGATTTGATGTACCGGTATCCAAGCTTGCTTGGGGTGTGCAGCGTCGTCAGTATCGTGTTATGGGAAATAAGATTTATCTAATCCCAGAACAAGATGTAGATGGCACATATCGACTCTGGTACATTCCAAGATACACCCGCCTTTCTGCCGATGGCGACCAAATGTCAAACGTGCTTGATTTCGAAGAGTACGTTATTGTTTCTGCTGCCATCATGATGATGAACAAAGAAGAAAGCGATCCTTCGGCGCTTTTGATGATGAAGCAGGCGCTCAAAGACCGTATTGATGGAATGGCTAAAGATCGGGACGCCGGCCAAGGCGAGCGGGTTGGAGATGTAACGGGTTACGAGGTTGGTTACGACAGAATCCTATCAGGGCCTTAAAAGATGCCTAGGAACATTCAAACTGGTCGTGTCTATTCAGAAGATCGCCAGCAAAGCCTAACCCAAGACTATATAAATAGGGCGTCTCAGTTTCTTTTGAATCGAATTGCAATTAAAGACGCATCCATTATTGAGGCTACAATAACCACATCTGACACGGTGATTCAGCATGGTCTTGGAAGAAACCCGATTGGTTATCTTATAATTGACAGAGATGCTGCTCAGACCGTTTACACATCTGCAACAACGAATCCTAGGCCTAGTCTTCAAATTATTTTAAAGGCTTCCGGTTCCGTAACGGCAAAGGTTATGGTGTTCTGATGCCACTAGAGAAACAGGTTGTTAACTTCCCGTTCGCAGTAGACATCGAGACCAAGAGCGATCCTAAGCAGCTCAACAATAATGAAGTCCCAGTCATTGAGAACGCTAGAACTGATCAGAACAATCAAATTAGGCAGAGAAACGGAACCACGGCTTTAACAACGACGTTCTTCGGCGGAGTCTATCAAACCACTGGAAAGCGCCTGTTGTCTCGTCAAAGTGAAATTGCTTTAGACGATACCTACACGGTCAATTCATATTCAGTTGCTTCTGGTTCTAGGTCGACAACTTGGCGGCAAGAGAGAACCTCTTATCCTTGGCTATCGCTTTCAACAAAGACATATGGGAGCTCAAGTCTTGGAGTTGTTGCGTTTGCCTCCAATGACAACGTAGAGTGTGTTTATTCTCAGGGTCTTTTTCAGGTTTACGAAAAGACCAATAAAACGCTTCTGTTTTCATCTTTCATTTCAACCGGACAAGCAAACATTTTTGACTTGGCCATCGCTTGCTTTACGGATGTGGTTTGGGTTGTTTATTCTGAATTTTCAAGCTCTAAAGTCAGGGTCATTGCGTTTAATCTTTCCACATTCAATCAAACCATTGCAGCAACAGATCTTTTTGCGTCTAGCAGCTCGTATATAAGGCTAAAAACTTGGCGGGATAATTACGTTGTAGTTTGCGAAGGAACAACGCTTAAAACATATGCCAAAACGTCTGCAACATCTGTAGGAAGCGCTTCGCTGGCGTTTGCTTGCATGGATGTTGACGTTCTTTTGGGCGCCGCGATTGCAAATGACAGGCTATTTGCGGCTTATTGGGATGGATCAAGTAAGCCAACATTTAGACAGTATGATTACACCGGAACTGCAACCGCTGCGGCGGTAACGCTTTCAGCAACGGCATACACTACAACGGTTAGATATTTAGTTTGCGGAGCAGTTGCATCAAATGAAATGAAGTTTGTTTTTTCTGGGCCGTCTGGAACTTCAACATCGATCATCACCTCTGTAGAATCAAGCTACGACATTTCATGTACTCCGGTAGGAACATCGGCAGGAAATATTGCCGCCATAACCGGACACCCATATTCAAAGCCGTTTGCCTTTGGTGGTCGGGTTTATATCTTCATGCTTCAAGATGGATCTGGTCTTGTTTCATTGATTTGCAGCACAAAAAGGGTTGTTAACTCTTTTGGTGAACCCTACATATACAATCCAGCGGTGCCTACTGTTTTTGTTTATTCTGATTATTTTGAGTTTGCTCTATCGAATAAAAACGATGTTTCTCAAGTTTTTGTTTCGACCGGAACTGATAACCCCGGAACAAATTACATTCGATACAAGTTTACCGACGACTACACAAATTTTGGCCAATCGATTGAATACGGAACGTCGAATTATTCACCCAAGTCTGGATGTGTTCAATATGATGGCGCATCTTTCAGGCATGTTGGATTTTTTTCAAAGCCTAAAATAGTAAAACTGACAACCGCAGCCGGCACAATTCCAGCTGGAACATATCAATGGGTTGCCGTTTTCATGCACAAAGACAACGAGGGAAGGCTTCATCGAAGTCAGGTTTCAGCTCCGGTAAGCTCAACCTTTGGAACCGCAAAGAACGTATCTTTTGAAATAGTTAATCCAGGTTTCGATACTTTTTTAAGTGGATCTGTTTCGGTAACAATTTATAGAACTCAAAACGGTGGGACAACATTTTATCAGGTTGGAAGCTATCTTTGGGATGAGTCTTCGGCATACACATCTTGGACTGACAGCTTGGCTTCTATCGATTCAAACGCCGAGATTCTTTACACTACTTCTGGCGAGCTAGATTCTGTAGCGTGCCCAGTGGTGGACTTTATTACCACTCATCAAAATAGATTTTTTGCAATCTCTGCGGAAAATAGAAACAGGATTCTATACACCAAGGAAATTGACGTAAACACGTCTCCAGAGTGGAATGAAGACCTATTTTTAGATGTGAACGATGGATATGGCGGAGGAATTGGCCTTGCATCTATTGATGAAAAGCTGATCGTTTTTAAAGAGCGAGAGATTTTCTATTTTCTAGGTGAAGGCCCGTCCCCAAGCGGTGAAAACGCGACTTACAGCCTACCCATTAGGTTAACTTCCGATATCGGCCTATCTGAAAAGACCGCTATTTGCGTGATGCCTTTAGGTGTTATTTTCAAATCTCTTCGCGGATGGCTTCTTCTCGATAGAAACATGCAACTGGTTCAAATCGGTGACCCAGTGCAAAGATTTAACTCAACATCATGTCGAGCTTCTGTGGTCAATAAGCCAGAGCAAACCATTCACTTTTTCTTGAGCGATGGAAACATCTTGGTTTTCAACTACAATCAAATGCGCTGGAGTGTTGACACTAATGCGCAGGTCAGAAGTGCCACGCTTTGGAATCAGGCATTAACCTATCTTGACGATACAGATGGGTTGGTCAGATATTACACAAGCTCTAAAATCCTAGACGGTTCAACTTATACTTCGATGAAGGTTACAAGCCCGTGGATTCCTCTTGCCGGCGCTCAAGGGTTTCAAAGAATCTATGAGGCCATCATTTTCGGTGAGTTTAGAGCGGCTCATACTCTTAGGGTTCGAATCGGATACAACTACGACCCTGTGTTTAAAGAAGAAAAAACGATAACCGCAAACAGCTCGACATTTGGAACCGCGCTGACCAATGCGAGCTATTACTCAAGCACTCTTTCAGCCGGTGGTGAGCCCAGCAAGATTTATCAGGTGAAAGTAAAGCCATACATTCAGAAATGCGAAGCGATTCGATTTGAGATTACCATATTGAATCCGAGTCTAAACGATTCAGAGCTTTGCCGATTGGCCGGCCTTGCTTTGACGTTCGGACTGAAGCCGAAGACATACCGAATGAACTCTGGAAGGACTATGACAACATGAGCCTTTATGCAGAGTATCTAAAAGAACGGCTTGATTATGACACGGTTGAGATCGATGGAATTGGCTTTGCCTCTTATAAGTTCTTAGCCGATGCTATTCTTGTTGCTGAGATTTTTGTGAGACCAGAGAATAGAAAGCAAGGTTTTTGTAGGAAGCTCGTTGATAAGCTTTGCAAGATCGCTTCTGATTGTGGTCTCGAATATTTAGTTGGCCAGATTTCCGTAAATGCAGTTGGAATGAAAGATATTTTGGCTATTGTTATTAACCACGGTGGCGAGATTTTAAACGCCGATGGTGGTATTATTTATTTTCGGTGGAGGATAAAAAATGGGTAGCGATGCACCAAGTCAGGCACAGGCAGGGGCAAATCAATACGGATATGACCGATGGGTTTTTGGTCAGAAGCTCGATAACGCTCTTGATATGGCTTATCGCAGGGCAAACCAAGATCCTCGCACTCAGGGACTCATTGATCAGGTTGGCCGATCATCGTTTGAGCAGGCTCTTCAAAATCAATCACAGCTTGCCGCATCGAACAGAACGAGAAATCAGGCTGCCGCTCAAAGGGATATGGCTAGAAACATTGCTCAGCTTCAGGGACAGCAAGCTACTGCGGTTGCCCAGATGAAATATCAAGACATCGTTGGTGGACAACAGGCCTATGCTGATCTTGTTCAACAGCATCTTGGTCGATTGATGGGCGCAACCGAACAGGCAAGATCAACTGGGGCTCAGACTGGGGCTCAGTCCGATACGCAAAACTTTTGGAACCTCGGGCCACAGTGGATGTCTGGTCTTGGAAAAGGAATTTCAGGAGGAGCGATGGCTTTTTCGGATGAGAGAACAAAAGAAAACTTTAAGTCTCCAAAGAAAAGCATTGCAGAGTTTTTGGCCGCTGCTTCCAAGTCTAAAGAATACGAATACAAAGAAGAATATCACGGGGATTTGGCTAAGCCAGGTCGTCATGTAACTCCGATGGCACAAGATTTAGAAAAAACTGAAATCGGAAAATCAATGGTTAAAGAAATGCCAAATGGCATGAAGGCTGTTGATTATGGCGCTGGATTTGGTGCTATGCTCGCCTCTCTTGGCGATATTAACGAGCGGCTTAAAAAAGTAGAAGAAAAGGAATAAAAAATGGCAGATCAATCTCTGGTTACTAACCCAGACACGTTAGATCAGCTTAAAAAGCTTGGCCTGATTAGCGATGAAACTTATTCCAAGGCTCAAGGACTTGTTTCTAATCCAACAGAAGAAGAGGCGCTGGTTTCGGAGGCCAAAAATGCCCCGGTTAGACCAGAGTATTTGGCGCTTAAACAGGCAGATGCGGCTAGACCCAAAAACTTTCTTGCTCCAGATACGACCCAAGAAAAGCTTAATGAGCTTGATCAGCTTAGGGCGACCCCATCTGGACAGAGAACCGCGATGCAGGATGCAAGACTAAAAGAGCTTGAGTCTATGGCATCGCCAATTGCGCCCAGAGAGCCCGCATCGGTTCAGCCAAAATCTGTTGTTCAGATTGGTCAAAAGCCTCAAGAACAAGTTTCGCAGCCGGCTGTTTCTGCCCAACCAAAGCAAGACATGTCGGGATATGTAAGCACATCCTCGATGCTTCCCAGCATGCTTTCTCAGCAGGCCGATGTTTTCAAAAAGCAAGAGCAGGCCAACAGGATGATGCTTGGGGCAGAGGCTCAGAAAGCAAAGGGTGAAGTTGCGGCGCTTCAAGAAGCAAACAACATTCGCCAACAATATGCGGCAAAGCTTCAAATCGATCAACAACGCGAGCAAGATTACATCAATGGACAGATGCAAAAAATGCAAAAGTTTACTGATGATATCGCGAATGGGCCAAAAATTGATCCAGACCGATGGATGAACAGCAAATCCACTGGTCAAAGAATTGCTCTAGGCATTGGCATGTTCTTGGGTGGATTCGATAAGAACGGAAATCAGGCTGCGGACATGGTTCGGTCTGCGATTAATGCTGACATTGATGCCCAGAAGGCCGATTACCAAAGAAAAGTTCAGGCAGGCCAGATGGCCGATAACGTGTTCACTCGCGCAATGCAGATGTTCCAGAGCGAAAAGGCCGCAAAGTTTGCAACTCTTGACTCAATGCTTGCCATGACTGACAACAAAATGAAGATGGAAGCTGCGAAATATGGCGGCGCAGAGGCTCAGGCAAAATATCAAGCCGCATCTGCAATGATTCAGCAGCAGCGTGTTGATGTGGCCAGACAGTGGCAGCAAATGATCAACACCGAAATGGCCCACAACATTCTTGAGGGTCGCGGAGCTGCTGATTCTGGAGTTGATCAAGACCCGAAAGTTAGAGCCCTTAAGTCCGCTGTTAATGTTTTGCCAAAAGAAGAGCAAAAAGAATACTTGGCAAGACAGGTTCAGGGTAATGGTGTTTTTGGTTTTGCGAGAACCGCTAAACAAGCTGAAGAAGCCCAGAAAACCGTTAATGACACAGAGTCGGCAATTCAAACCATTGACGAGCTTATGAAGCTTGGTCAAGACCCATCAAATAGGCTTGATCCAAACGCTAAAAGAAAAGCTGAATCGCTCCAAATTTTGGCATCAGGAAAGTTGAGGGAACCCATTCTCGGCCCAGGAACTATGCAGCAGCAGGAATACGAGCGGCTGATGAAGGTTCTTGGAAATCCAACGGATCTTTTCAACATCACGAATATGACCGCCCTAAAAACGCTCAAAGATTCGCTTCTTAAGGGGTCTAGTATTCAATTGAAAAACATTGGTGTTCAAAAGGTTTGGAAATCTGATGCAGAGCTGGGCTTTCAACCAGGGCTTAAATAATGGCTGAAGAAATCAATCAAGGAATGGTTCGGGTTAAATCTCCAGACGGTGAATGGGGTACTGTTCCTTCCGACAAACTAGATAAAGCCATAGAGTCTGGATATCTTCCAGAAACGCCTCAAGATAAAATAGTTAATGATTATGTAGTAGAAAACCAAAACCTAAAGGGCGCAATTAAGGTTGGCGTAAAATCATTCCTTAACCAGCTTGCTTTTGATGTTCCAGACACAGTTGAAGAAATGACCTCAGACCCGTTAGAACGGGCAAAGATTGAGGCACTTAAAAAAGAGCATCGCTTGGCCACCGTGGTTGGCGGTGTTCCGGGTTTCTTTGCGTCTCTTCCTGTTGGTGGGCCTGTAGCTGGAGCAGCCGGAAAGGCCGCCGGAAGGCTTGCTGAAAGCCTATTGGCTAGAACCGCGCTTAGGTCTGGGGAAGAAGCTATTGCCGGCGCCGGAGTAAAGGCCGCAGCAAAAGAGATCGCTTCTCGTGCAATCGTAAAGGGTGCCGAACTTGGTGTTGAGGGCGCCGCGTTTACCGCGCCTGTTGTGCTTACTGAGGCGGTATTGGGTGACCCAGAATTAGCAGCTGAAACCGTTGCAATGAACGGAATCATCGGAATGACGCTTGGTGGGGCAATTGGAACCGCATCTGGTCTTACAGATCAGGCAAAGCCATTATTCGGAAAGGCCTTGGAAAAATATAGATCAATGCTTGGTCGCAATGCCGTTCAGGCCGCTCAAAGCGCCGGCGTTGGTGAGTCTGAAATGGTTTCAAAAGCCATTTCTCAGGGCGATAAATACACTATCAAGTCTGGCGTTCAACAGTCTGGGGAAATGCAAAAGGCGAGCGATGACCTTCTTGACTACGTTTACGGGTCTATGAAGGAAAAGAAGATAACCGCTCCTCAGATTTCAGAGGCCGCACAAAGACAGGGAATTGATTTAATTCCTGGCATGCTTGAGAAAGACCCTAGAGTTAGACAAATGGTTTCTAGGCTTGAAACATCGCCTTCTTTGCCCGGTAACTGGGCATATGAAAAAGTTCAGAACGCTAGAAACAGAATTCAAGACATCATTTCAAAAGACATTGTCGGAATGGGTGCCGATGATGTTTTGAGTAAAAATGTCTCGCAAATGAGCCTTGGCGAACAAATCAAGCAGGACTTTTTTTCTCATATTCAAAAGTCCGGCGGCGGTTTCGGTAGCGCTTATGAAGAATTTGAAGAGCCGTTCAAAAAGACCGGATTAATTAAGAAAGAATTTAAAAACGCAATTGCCGAACTAAGGGATTCTGTTTCTCAGATTTCAGAGCAGGAGTCGGCGCTTAAAAAAGATCTAACCAATAGACTTGATGTTATTGAAAAATCAAAAAGCGTTGCTGATTTAAACAGAGAGATTAGAACTCTTCAAGATGCGGCAAGAAAGGCCCATGCTCCAGCCAATCCAGACAGAGCCCTTTCCAATCAGCTTGATTTAATGATTTCTAGTCTTAAAGAAGTCAGGGATGTTTCGGCAAAAAAACTTAAAGGCGGTCTTGCTGAAAAGTTTCAAGAAACTCAAGCCATGTATCGTGAGCACAAGCAAATGCTTGCCGAGCTTGCCGATGCTGCAAAACTGGGCCGAACTGCGGACAGAGGAAAGATTGTTCAAAAGCTTGCAGAGCTAGACCAAGCAACTCTTGTTGACAGGCTTAGCCAAGCCAAAAACAACAGGGGTTTTTCGTTTCTTCAAAAGGAGATGCCTGAAACATTTCAAAAGATTTCTGATTACATCAAAACGGATATTGCCACAAAGTCCGCAAAAGACGGGCTTTTTAAGGTTAATGGCGTTTTGAAAATGGCTTCCAAATATCAACCAGAAGTTGCTGAGCAACTTTTTGGAAAAGCTGGAGCTCAGGCGTTAAAAGACATCAAGGTTATTGCGGATGCTGTTCCTAATTGGATGGAGTCAAATCCTAGCGGGACCGCTGTTTGGAAGTCGTTGTCAGACCTTAACCCGCTCACTTTTGTTGGAAGAAATGCACAAGATCTTTTCCAATATAACGCTATTTTTAATCGAGAGTCTGCTGGGCTTAGGGCAGTTGAGCAGTCAATGAAAAAGACCGCCGAGGCTCTTGATAAGATTCCAGATGCGGTAACCAAGCTTTCTAAAGCTGGGAGCAGGGTTGAAATAAGAGAAAAAAAAGCAATTTCAGCTCCAGTTAAATCGTCTGGGTTTGTTCCTAAGGCCATTCCAGTTGGAAGTAGCAAAACCGCAGAAGCCGTTGATACAAGACAAAGAGAGATTATGTCTTCTCTTTATCGAATTTTGGGAACCGAGGCGCAAGACAAGGCCAGAAAAGACAAGGCAGAAGGAAAAGATCCGATTCGATCAGCCGTTGAAGAGGCGGCTTCAAGACCTGACATCATTCAAGATCGACTAAAAGAAATTTTAGGAACGCTCAGCACTCAGGGCGCAAACAAAACCGCTGAAAGCCTTCAATATCACGCTCTAAACACGGTCAAATATTTATACAACGCGCTACCAAAAGAAACTAAGCCGAGAGATCTTACCGGAATGTCGAAACACATTCCCAGTGATTACGAGGTGGCAAAGTTTGCGAAGAAGGCCGAAGTTGTAGCCGATCCTCTCGTTGCGATTAAAAAGCTAGAAAGCGGCTCATTGACTAGAGATCATATTGATGCGCTGGCCAATGTTTACCCAAAGCTTTATTCGGCAATGAAAACTCGAATTTTGAACTATTTGACGACAGAAAAGCCAAAGCTTTCTTATCAAGGTAAAAGCCAGCTTTCTGTGTTTTTGGGCATGCCGGTTGATCAAACCATGAGCCCAGAATCAATTTTGTCTTCTCAAAAGCTTCATCAAAACCAGCCTGAGCCACAAGGTCAACCGGATTTTAGACCGGTTAATTTTAAGTCGAGGGTTGCAGATAGGCAAACAATCGGTGAAGATGAAACAAAGCCTTGAGCCTAAAAGCTCTTAACCCAACAGGAGGGGTTACATGACTCACAGGAAGACAATACTCAAACCATACAAGATTTTTGATGCGGTATCTCTTACCGCAAACAGAAACAGCTCTGGCACAGATGTTTCTTACATGAATAGCGGAGCGCTTCAAATCAATGTATCCGCTGGAATCACTGGACAACTTTACGTCGAAGCATCAAATGACAGGGTTGATAATGTAAAGCAAGAGCAGCCATCAAACTGGTATGACCTAGGAATCTCTTTGGCGCCATTGACCGGCTCTGCTGAAAATTATTTGATTGATTTTCAGTGCTTTGGATTCAACTGGCTACGCGTCAGATATGCTCACACATCTGGAAGCGCAACAATCACGGCAACCATTTCGGCAAAGGAGTATTGATTTATGTCATCACACTTTTATCAATACCCATCAGTTGTTGTAACGAGTACAGAAGTAGCAACGGCAGCAAACGCGGCGTCATCGCTGCCATCTTTGCTTAAGGTTATTGCCGGCTGGGACGGTTCAAACGTTAGGGTCATTAAAACAGACACTAGTGGAAATCTGGTGACCTCCCAGGCGACTAAGGATTGTAAGTTTACCAATCGATACGATTACAGCGGTGGAAGTGTTACCACTGGTTCATGGGTTCAGCTAATCGCATCAACGACATCTGCAATCTCTGAGATCGAGATTTTTGATTCTAGCGGACAAACTCTTGAGCTTGGAGTTGGCGGTTCTGGATCTGAAGTAAGAAAGCTTTTGATAACGCCCGGCGGAAACGGAAGAATCCCTTGCGTTATTGCTGCTGGTTCAAGAATATCAATCCGAGCGGTTAGCGCAACCGCGTCTGTTGGTGAAAATGACATAAACGCTTATGGGTGATCAATGAAGCGAATACTTTCTTTGGTGTTAATTTTATGCGGAACCGCAAGCGCCGGAACCCCGTTTATTTTTAAAGGTTCTGTAGCTAAAAACTTGGCCGCATCCGGCATTGAAATTTCAAACTCAAGCACAAAGCAAGTCTTGGACATTTCAGTTGACCCGTCTGCTGGCGGTGGGCTTGCTGCCTCGATCGGTTCTTTGGGTATTTTTGACAATGCTGGCGTTGGTGAGCTTTGGCTTAAAACCGGAACGCTTGATACCGACTGGTCGAAGGCTTTGTTTACCGCTGGATCATTGACTCAAGGATACGTTGTGTTCCCAGATGCGGGTGGAAACCTTAGCGGTGACTCAAGCTTGTTCTGGGATAACACCAACAAAAGGCTTGGGGTTGGTACTTCTTCACCAGCGGTTCCATTGCATGTCGTTGGGTCGATACGAACTGACAACACCTTGATTTTGCAAGACCCTGGAGCCGGAACAAACACGATTACGCTTCAAGCGCCTACTCTTGGTGGTGATTATGTTTTAACTCTTCCAACTGACGACGGAGCGGCTGGGCAGTGTGTTCAAACGGATGGTTCTGGGATTTTGTCCTGGGTTGATACACTTCAAAGCTTGAATGGGCTCACTGCTCAGTCTCAGACGTTTGCAACCGGAACCAGCGGAAGCGATTTCAATATTTCTTCTTCAACAAGCACGCACACTTTCAACATCCCAGATGCGTCGGCAACGGCTCGTGGTGTAGTAACCACTGGTTCACAGACCATTGCCGGAGCCAAGACGTTTTCTACTACCCCGATTTTTTCTGCGCTCTCAACTGGCGTAGTTCATTCTGACTCCAGTGGAAATCTGACCTCATCAACCATTGTTGACGCGGACATTTCGGCCACCGCAGCTATTGCATTCTCAAAGCTTGCTGCACTTACGTCTGGAAACATTCTGGTTGGTAACGGTTCGAACGTAGCGACTTCGGTTACACCTAGCGGTGACGTGACTATTTCTAACGCTGGCGTTACCGCGATTGGTGCAAACAAAGTCACCGACTCGATGATTCGTCAGTCATCGGGTCTTTCGGTGATTGGCAGATCGGCAAACTCTACAGGAAACGTGGCAGACATCACCGCAGCAAACGATGGTGAGGTTCTATTTAGAAATGGGACAAGCATCGGGTTTGGCACGATCTCAAACAGCAGCATTAACGCGTCTGCGGCTATTGATAGAAGCAAGATTGCATCTGGAACCGCAAACCATGTCGTAATCAATGACGGCTCTGGGAATCTGTCTAGTGAGGCAAATTTGGCCGTATCCAGAGGAGGCACCGGTGCTGGAACTTTCACGGCAAACAACGTTCTTCTTGGCAACGGAACAAGTGCATTTCAAGTTGTTGCGCCTGGCACAAGTGGAAACGTTTTGACCTCAAACGGTACAACCTGGACAAGCGCGGCACCGTCTGGAGGCGGCACCGCAACTTGGGGAACGTTTTATTTTAGCAATGACTGTGCGTGGTCAAGAACAGACACATCCCGGGGGGATTTCACGACGGACGGATCGTGTACTTTTACGGCTGGGTCCAGTTCAAACTTAACGCTTACGGCAGCAACTTCTGGCGGCAGTAACTATTATCCAGGCGTTACGTTCACGCCCCCATCGACCGGCGGTTATGAAATTTGTTTTGCCGGATCGATTGATGGAGCCGGAAACGTTCAGTCAATCAATATTTGGGACGGTACAAACGTTCTTGCCTACACTCAGACCACGTCTAGTGTTCGAGACGCGTTCGGTATGTGTGGAATTTATAACGCCACAACAACATCTTCAGTAACCCTTACGCTACAAGGAAAAGCAAGTACTGGGGATGCTCGGATTGATGTAAACTCTGGGTCGGACTATACAATTACGGGTACAGTTAAACTTATTCATTGAGGAATGAGATATGGAGCCATGGATTCAGCCGGTGATGTCAGCCCTTGGAACTGTTTTGGTGGTGATTGGCGGTAAAATTGCCGCAGAGCTTACGAAGATACGAGAGGGTCAGAATGAGCTGAATCTGAAACTTGCGGTTGTAATTGAGCAGGTTCAGAGTCACGATAAACGCATCTCTAAATTGGAAGGAGAGATCTGAATATGGAACTGTTGAATCAAATTATTGAGTTCATTCAAAACAACCTGATGGCCCAAGCGGCCATCCTTGGTGGGGTTTTGGATTTCATTATGCGCCTTTTGAAGACCGAAAAGCCGATGTCGCTTCTCTACGTTGTTCGCGGTGCGATCGAAATGGGAGTAGCATTTATTATGAAAGTCGCTGACCTCGGAAAGGCAATCATCGCCTTCTTGGATAAGCTTCTTCCTCAGCGCCTGAAAGATCCAGCACAACCACAATGATTGCTTGGATTAAAGAGGCCTGGGCTATCGCAGCGTCGATTCCGGGCCTCGTTTCTCTCATGTCGAAGATCGTAGACTGGGCCGAGAAGACGATTTCCGAATATAAGGCAAACCAGCTTAGAGCCAAGATTGAGGCCGCAGAAAAGCGTGCGACCCAGGATCTCGATCAGAGAGGTCTTCAGGATCTGAACAAATGAAGGCTTTAACCGGATACATTCTCGGTTTTTGCACTGCCATAATGGTATCTTGTGGCCAGCCTATTCCAAAATTTGATGGGATCATCAGATTAAACGACACACAGAACAAGGTTTTCACATACGTCAAAGAAGATGGAACAAGGGTCAATGAAGACCGAAACGATCCAAAGTTCCATGCAGCGAGATGCTACACACCGGAAGACCATGAGAAGTGGGTAAAAACGTACATTCTTGGATGCAAAGAGTGGAAAGAAGGCGTCCAGCTTGTACCAACAGAATTGGTCGCATTACCACTTATCCAGTCAGAAGAGGCTCTTAAATGAAGCCAGACAAAATAACCATTCATTGCTCTGATTCTAAAAATGGAGAGCGTGTTGATATTTCTGAGATCAGAAAATGGCACCTGGCTAGGGGCTTTGCAGATGTCGGATACCACGCTGTCATACAGCCAGATGGTGAGCTCCAGCGCGGCAGAGGCCTAACTTCTTTGGGTGCGCATGTAGAGGGCAACAACGACGGAAACATAGGTGTTTGCCTTGTTGGAAAAGATAAGTTTACTCTCGCCCAGTTTTCGTCTTTAAGGTCTTTCATTGATTCATTGGTTCAAATTTACTCAATCAAAGAATTTGAAATCTATTGTCACTATGAATTTGACACAGCGATAAAGCAGGGCAAAACTTGCCCAAACATGCGAAATGCAAATATAATCGCTTGGTATTGTGCGCACGATTATGATGCGCTTAAGGATTATTTGCTATGATCAAATATGAGCTTTCGGCAGATGCGATGGATTTAGTTTTGAAATATCTTAACACATGTCCTTATGGACAAGTCGCCCACATCATGAGGCAGCTAGAAGCGGTGATTCAATTTACCCATCAAAAAGCCCAAGGTCAAAAATTGGAGGTTGTGAAAGATGAGAATTAAGAACGACTCTATTGTTAGCGCTGGAGATATGTCTGCCGACATTACCGGTGACACTGTTTTTATTGGTCATATTTATGGATTTGCGGTCCAAGCGGTTTGGACTGGAACACCTCAGGGCACCATTAAGGTTCAAGGCTCTTGCGATCTAGGAAGAGCGGAAGACGACCCAACCGGCGTAAGTCACTGGGATGATATTTCTACTCAGGCGGCGGGTGGTGCGGCTGGTACAAAGCTGTTTAATCTGGACGCTCAGCATTACCGTTGGGTTCGAGTTGTTTACACCAAAAGCAGCAGCACTGGCACATTGAACGCTAGAATCAATTTAAAAGGCGTTTAACAGGGCTCTTTTTTTTCTCGCGAGAGCTTTATTGGGATTCCACTTTCGGCAAGAAAAGTTGCTATTGCCATCATTGCGTCATCTGCGTTCATTTTTTCGTCTGATTTAAGCATCAGAATAAACTGAAGGCGGTCCTCGGTGACTTCCATCGTGATTGAAATATCGCCTGGCTCAACTGGTTCGCTTGGGTGCGCTATTTTCATATTAAAACTTTAACTTGATATGCCGTCAAAAACCACTCACCATTAAATGAGTGTCATACACTTCTGATTCATCTAGGCAATTGATTATCAGCGATCTTCAAATGCCATTTGAAAACAGCAAGGCGCTTTCTTTCTGCATTGATCTTAAAAAGCATTACAGAATTAGCGATGACAATGTGTATAATGTTGGCGACGAAACGGATCAATATTTGGGCGGGATGTGGAAAAAAGACATCAACGCTCGCCATACCGCCTTAAGCGAGATCAAAGAAACCAAGGAAAAAATGCGGCCTTGGTATGAAGCCTTCCCGAAAATGAAAATTGCTATCTCAAACCACGGCACTCGTTGGCAGAGAAAAGCCCTTGAGTCCGATATTCCAGAGATTTTGCTTAGGCGATATGAAGAAGTTTTGGGTTGTCCGGTGGGTTGGTTGTGGAAAAAAACTTGGAAGGTTGATTGTCGCCACCCGTTTTTAGTTGAACATGGCGATCGATACGGAACCCAAACGCCACACATTCAGGCAGCGTTAAACAAGGGCATGTCTATAGCGATAGGACACCACCACACTGTGGCCGGAATAGAACACATCAACACATCTGCTCCGCATTTTGAGGGTGGAATGAAGATCTGGGGAATGACAACAGGATGCCTTATTGATCCGACTCAATATGCTTTTGCTTATGGAAAAGACGCCAAAAGACAGCCCATGCTCGGTTGTGGTGTTGTTGTAAATGAAGGCAAAATACCATTTTGGATTCCGCTTTGATTACCAGTTTTGCCTGGTATTAAAAACAGTTTCGGCAATTTGTGGAATTTCTCTAGGCTCTGAAATCAGGCAAGAATAAAGAGTTATCTCTGCTGCAGCCATTCTCTTTTTCCAAAACCATATCGCCATATCAGAAAATGAATGACCCCTCATGATGTCAGACTGAAGCCAAAGCCTAAGCCAGTGAGAAGCCCCGCCTGGTAATCTAATCGTTTTCCAGAACGCCGAAATAGCCCACGCAAGGTCAAGCTTGTTTGTAACCCTTAATCCACCCGCAGACCTAACCAACGGTCGCATGTCAATCATTCGGTAAAGGTCTGTTGAAAAGTCAAATTCAAGTTCCTTTTCGTTTTTTAAACTATAAACTCCATCTGAAATTTCGAGACGGTTCACAACTCGATTTAAAAGAGAGTCCCTTAATTCCGTCCTAGGCCCCTGAGAAAGAATCCAGAGAATACCGATAACCTCATCAAAGCTGGTTTCAATTGATGATCCAATTCTTTTGATGTAGCCTGGCGCGATTTCTAATTTCAGGATTTCTTCATAAACAAATTCCCAGCAATATTCGTCTGGTTGAAAAGCCTTAAGCGCAAGCGCAACATAGAGCCATGTGTTATTGGTCTGTGGCCGTGAAAACTCTTTTTTAAATATCGACAAAAACTCTTTGCTTTTTGTTTCTATCGACTCTTCGGCAATTTGAGCAAAGGCTAGATGCTCCGGCATCACTCGTTCTTGAGAAACTTTTGCCACAAGAGCTACACTGGCTGGTTCTACATTTGGAGCATTCATCAAACCGAGATGGTGACATAAGTTTGTCACATTTTCTACAGTAAGATTGATCTTTTCTCCGCTTTGGCTCTAGCAATTCAAAATGGGATGTCGTCCTCTGTGAAGCTTGGTTGGAACTCTGGCATTGGGCCGGGCGACTGCTCTCTGGCTGGGCCAGTTTGATTTTTTTCATTAGCATTTTTTGCTGTCGATTCGCTGTACTTATAAATTTCGACGTTATCCACAGTGATTTGAGTTGAGTGTTTTTCGATTCCATTTTTATCTGTGTATTTTTTATATTGAATGCGGCCAGTAACTAATACGCCAGCACCTTTTTGAATCAGATTTTTCAACGCCGACGCGCGCTTACCAAACATGACACAACTATGCCACTCTGTTTGCTCTTGGCGCTTGCCTTCCTTGTCGGTGTATCTTTCAGATGTTGCGACCGAGAATTTCAATATCCCATCTCCAGACGGAAGATCTTTAAACTCTGATCTGCCTACGTTTCCACTTATTATCGCCTGATTCATTTGTCTCCACCCCTAATCCAATTCAGAGTTTCATTATACTGGGCGCGATTAAGCGCTCCGATTCTATCAGCCTGATGATGAACTTTAATGTGCGCCACCATTTGTTCCATCGAAATGTTTTTTGATTTCATCTCGAAAACAAGATTCTCGGCATCTTTCTTGGTAACTGGCTGCTCTTTGGCCGCCACGACTTCTTCCTCTGGCAGCGCCCAATCTGGAAGATCGGGTGGAAGCCAATAAAAAGCCTTTTCTTTGCCGGTCGATTTATCTTTAGCAACAGCGTATCTTTCGCCCCTGGTTCCTTTGTCAACGATTGTCGCAAAACCTTCTTCGAGGTTGTAAAGGTATCTTCCAACTCCCCAAAGAACAGCCGCCCGCTTTAGTGCCCCAGAAATTGCGCCCTTTATTGGCTCGATGTCGGTTTCTTCTGACCCGTCTTCCTTCGTGACCCACTCGCCGCCAATCTTAATTGACAGCCTAGCCATAGTGCATTTGCCGGCCTGATAGTATTCAACCTTCCAGTTTTCTGGCCCCACAACATCATCAAGGCGATCCATTACGGCTCTCGAAGAGATGTAAGCAAGGCATGTTGCCCACACCATGTCATCTTTTCTGATGCCAGATCGCCCAATGCGCCACTCAATATCAGTTGGTTTGAACGGTTTTTGAAGTTCTTTTAAGCTTTTCATTTAAACACCTCGCCACTTCATTTAGCTTTATAGCAGATTCGGAATCGGTTTTAAACAGTGATGACTCAATGGTTCTGATGAGTCTGGCGCACGCCTCTAGCCTGTTCTCTTCTGCCATCTCGCCAAGAGCGCAGAAAACGGACAAATCAAGCTGTCTCGGGGTTGGTTTCAGTCTTAAACTGTAATTCATTTTAATTCCTTTGGCTTAGACGCATAAAACCGAACGCTTTTTGATTTATAAATCTTGATTTCCGATGGTAGAGCTTCCCCGCGTCTATACGCCTCTAAAATAGCCTCTTTGTTTGGCTCATAAACTATCTTTTCTCTAAGCATAGACGCCGGAACCTTGGATGGGTCTGCAATATCAACCGATTCGCGACCCTCGATAATAACAGCCCTCACAGAATCGCCATTAATCTCTTTTAAGCCCTGTTGTTCAGACACATAAAGTAATCGGTCTTTAAGCCTAGAAATCGTTGCTTCACAGGCCTTTGCGGCTGCCTGATGGGTCTTAGCTACGCCCTTATGCCAATCGGCCTCGGACTCCAGCCTATCTACAACGAATTTATAGGCATCAATCTTTGACGCAATAGAGCTTAAAAGCTCGTCAAGCTTTTGCGCCTGCTCGTCTGAAATCTCACCCCCAGAGTCATGAATGACACACAAAAGAGATTCGAGAGAGTTTGAAAAAGAAACCAAACTTGATTGCATAAATCACCTCGCAAAAACAGAATATTAAAAATATGCTTGCGCGTCAACAATAAAATATTTAATCTGGTTCTTGTCGGTTCAAGGGGCGCCTCTCATCACCTCGCCGTCTTGAAAGCCCCCTTGGCCGACGCCAATCAATCATTTCTTATCATTTTTATGCTTGAAATATTCGATTTGCCTTAGGCGCTTTAATGCCTTTTTCTTTGACATGGGCTTAGATAGCTTTTTGCCCTTTTCTGATTCAACTAGATATTTTCCCAAAGCGGTTTTTTTAATCATTTTCCAAACCAAATCTGTCTAGTCTTTTTAATCGCAGACTTCATAACCAAGCAAACCATTGGCGTCTATGAAATTCGGAGCTTAGCTATCTAGAAATATTTTTCGTCTTTCTCGATTCCGATGAATTTTCGATTCAGATTTTTGCACGCAACTCCAGTTGATCCACTCCCCATTGCAAAATCGAGAACAGTGTCGCCTTCGTTGGTGTAGGTCTTGATTAGATATTCCAGGAGCGCGACTGGCTTCTGAGTGGGGTGGACAATTTTTCGAGTGTCCTCTTTTTTTATTCCCTCAATAATCGTGCATGGCTTCGCAAAACCGTCCTTCTCGACATAATTGAAATTGTATTCGCCCAGTGATTCGGTTTTTTTGAAATGCTTCCCATGCGTCTTGTAAGATATTCTGTCCTTCTCGACAGGGAAGTAATTTCCCTTTTTCGAATAGAAGACAGAAATAACCTCATTGTTCCTTAGAGGCTGGTGTGAGGCATTTAGAAATCCAAACGGAGATTTCTTCCATATCCAGTCATACTTGAACTGCTTTAAATTGCTCATTCTCAGAGCTGAGCTGAGCTGAACGGCTCAGATCCGAACAAGGCTATTACAGCTTTCTCTTTTTTGATGCGGTTAAGCTCGCCCCACATTGGTTCGAACGGAATTATCGAGTCCCATTTACACGCAGTCGTTCCGTAGGGCGGGTCGGTCAAAACGAGGTCGACTGATTCACTCTTGATCGTTTTTAAAATTTCTAAGCAATCACCCAAGTGCAATTCCATACGCTAGTGTCGGAAAGCGTCTCACACCTTCAATTTAATTGCAGTGAAATCGAGTGACTCAATGAGTTACTAAGGAAAGAAATTCATCGTCTCTATGGGATAAGCCCTGATACTTGGATATGGGCGAAGACATGGAAGGTCGACGCTAAAAGCCCGTTTCTGATCGAGCACGGCGACAGGTACGGCACGCAATACCCACACGTCCAGGGCGCTCTAAACCGCGGAATGTCGATCGCGATCGGGCATCATCACACCGTCGCGGGCGTTGAGTACATTAGCACCGAGGCGGATCACCTGCTCGGCGGGTATACGGTTTGGGGAATGGCGACGGGTTCACTGATCAACGTAACGGAGTATGCGTTTAAATACGGTCGCGATGCGAAACGACAGCCCATGATCGGAGCTGGCGTCGTGTTCGATGACGGACGAGTCCCTATGTGGATTCCTATCGATTAAGCTCCGTAGAGCTCGTCGTCTGAGACGTCGCCGCAGTCGATGCACACCGAAACTCTGCGACTGAGCTCGTGCTTACAGTTTCGAAAATTGAATGTGAACATCGCGACTGCGATCACGATTCCTAAAACGACTCCGATTGAAAGAACTAAAGCAATAGTCAACATGCCTAAACCTCCGGCGAGTTCTTATCGCTCGATTTAACGCGAAAAGCCATTGAAAAATACAGGGTCGAGCACCCCGTAATCACGAATAGAATTGGAATGAGTTTCATTTGCAGTATTTCCGATCCAAAGCCCCGAGCGAATCGAGAATCTTCTCTATGTCTGCCATAGATACCCCAGTGGCATCTTTCAAAAGAACTAGAATAGCCCTGCGATTCAAAGCACTGCGCTCGATCGCTCTCATGTTCTCTGCGATCTGCTTGATCGACTGAGCGATGATCTCTACAGAGATCGGTTTTTCTTTGTTTTGAATAATTTCAACTTTCTTTGCTTTCATGTTTCCTCCTTAATTGGATGCCCTGGACAACCCGTCTCGTAACTAAATCCTTCGCACTCATCGCTGAGTGGCAAAACTTTCTTGCCTTCAAATTCCCAGATTCTAAACTTTTCTTTCAACGCAACCGCCGTAGTTCCGTTATCTGCGGCGACACGCTCCCAGTCTTTCCTGCTCCAATTCTTGAGAGCGCCTGATATCGACTGAGAGCAGTGAATTTTTAATCTACCTTTTTGAATCACTACACGCGTTCCTTCCTGAAACAAACGTCGCACCTTCGAACTACTTCCCAACTTGTGTTTGGTTTTTGGCTCTCAAAAAGACACCCATACGCAAAACCGACACCTGCGCTTACTCCAATCAGAAATAAAATCGCCGCAGCTAAAATCACTTCACACCTATCTCGTCTCGCCACGCTTTCAACTCGGGCATACGAAGAATATCGAAAATCGGTTTTCTAAACTTCATGCGCTTAATGCAATCTGACATAGCTTCTTGGTGATTACTTGAATAGTGCTCCAGTAAGTTCGACATAAACCAAAAATCTTTTTCGCAAACTCTCAAAGCCTCGACGAGCTTCGCGATGATTTGATCGCGTTCCTTCGCTGCGGCGTCGTAGCCGTCAACGAAACAATTCGATGGGCTATATGTTGTACCAACCATTGAAACTCTTTTCCCGTATGGAGTGGTAAACCACTTCATCAACGCATCCTCCCGCCTACTCATCGCGAGTTTACCTTATGTTCTGCTATAATTTTCTGCTCTACCTCACGCGAAGTATTAGCAATGAATCCGTAAAAATTTTGCGCAAGACAACCAAACACTCTGTGCTGAAACAAAAATGCACCCTCTTTGTTGTCTGGAAAAAATCGGCTTGCGTCGTCTATAATCTTTTTACGAACTTCTTTTGCGCAATCTAAAACCGCTCGACTCAGTTCTGCGTAAAACTTGTCATCAACTTTATTCATCGCGAGCCTCTTTCGGAAGGGCGGCGAGGGCTTCGCTGGCGCACCTTATAATTATCGCAAATTCATCAACCCCATCACCGCTATCACTTTGATTAACCCGCTCCAACGCCGGAATCCCCACGTCACGCGCCCATTTCGCGAGCTCCAAAACTTCGATCTTCTCATCCGTGCTGTACTCGACTCCGTACCCCATGCGGCATGCTTCGATTAATTTATTGAGACTTTCTGTGGTGATCACGTCGCACCTACGCATTTCAAAGCGGCGAGACAAACAGCGTGAGACGGAGAATCAGATCGTATCGCATTGAGATGTATGGCGCCCCAAAAAATAACAGTCCATCTTGCCCCATCAAATGAAACTTCAGGACGCATATCTTTCATCTTCTCAACCACTTCCCAAGTTGCGGCGATGTTGGTGGAGTAATGGGGCGGATCGACGCCTTGCCCGAGAATCGGAGGCAGCCAGCCATCTATTGTCGAGTCCATGCATGATAGATTCACGCGCCTCCAACCCATCACCTTTTCTGCGACCAATGCGTCCAGTTCTCTGCCCGCCTTCACTCTGCCTTCCGATCTAGCTCAGTGAGCAAACTAAACACCACGCGCTTGTCGTCGATCGGCAGAACGTATCCGATTTTGAAAGTGAGTGGTTTTGACTCTGTGTAATCACCCATCTGAAATCGAGTCTTAGATTGTCCTGTCTTAATTAGAAACGGTTCGTAAACTTCTCTAGTGCTTTCAATTTCGGGGTTCCATTCTCTCAGTACAACAGTATCTCCAGCCTGAAACGCTCTGTCGTTTTCTCGAACCTCGAATGTATTCTTTCCTTCAGCGACTGGCCTATAAAACTGCGGCCAAATTTTAAGCTCGTGTTTCATTACTACTCCGATCTAGCTCCGCGAGATGTTCATTTCGAGTCACGCCACAAGAAGCGCATTTAAGCTCTGGAATAACTCGCGAGTGAAAGTAGTTGTCGTTATATCCACTGCTCAAATCTTGAGTATGGTCACAAGACTCGCACTGCATGATCGCGCTAAAATCGTTTCTATGCCGAAAGGTTACTTCTTTAATAAACATCTACTCTCTCCTTCATCTCGAATCGCGGGGCGGGGGTTATCGAAGGCGCTTAAGCTCAGATTCAATGCGGCGTTTTTCTTTAAGCAATCGCGACCGATCCGCCGTTATTTTCATCCACTTTGCGGCGGCCCATCGAGTGACGGGCATTCCGTATTTAGCTGACACGCTTTGAATTTCTTTTAAAACTTTGGTTTTTTCATTTTCTTCCTCCTAATTAAGTGCCGAGGTTTAACGTCTCCCGGCAGGACGCTCGGATACTTTCGTTCCCGCAGACTACCGAGTCTCTGCGCTACGCTCGACTACCGCCTGTCGAGTAGGCCCAATGTTTCAGCGCGCCTCCACATTGGCTCTGGGCACTTCTGGCCGAATATCGCATCGGCTCTACCGCGTGTGTGGGCCAGTGTTGTCTGGCAATCGCTGCTGGTATTGTGACTCGTCAACATCAAGGCACGGCCCCAGCTCACGCCTAGTAATTTTGCGTATACCAAGAGAGTATCTAGGCAATCCCCCTTCATTGCGTGTCCTTCCACGCCGCCACACAATCCCAGGCCGACTCTACAGCTCGTCGCTTAGCCCATCTCGGCTTACATCACCTTTCGGTTGACGACAGGCACCTGGGAAATTATTCAGCCGTAGCCGTCGCTGTAGCCGTTGCCGTCGCCGGAGCCGGAGCCGTAGCCGTAGCCGTTGCCGTCGCCGGAGCCGTAGCCGGAGCCGGAGCCGGAGCCGGAGCCGTAGCCGGAGCCGTAGCCGTCGCCGGAGCCGTAGCCGTAGCCGTCGCCGGAGCCGTAGCCGTAGCCGTTGCCGTCGCCGTTGCCGTTGCCGTAGCCGGAGCCGTAGCCGTCGCCGTTTACTACTTGTGTACTCATCTGCTCACCTCAGTCCAACCCAAAACAGAGATCAGTTTATCCCCCCATTCGCGAGACACATGATCTCTAATTTCTCTGGCTGTCATTGGAGATTCGTCTCTGCCAGCTTTCTTTAGGGCCTCTCTACAACCAGTCAAACACGCCCCGGTTAAGAGCCTAAATTCATTCAGCGTGATCTTTCGAGCCTTGCCGTGACTTATAATCTCAGCCTTAAGTGCATCCATGGATGGCCGTTGAGCCGGGTCTTTCCAAACGGCATCAGAGATGGCGCTCGCAACGGTATCGCCATGGGCGCACAAATGGCTTCCAGAAAGAGTAACGAAGAACCTTCGCTGGCCGTCAGCTAATTTGTAGCTTTCGACAACATGGCCCTCGTCTGTCCGACTTACGATGACCTTACCAACAATGGACTCTTCAAGACCGTCTCGGTAAAGAGTTCTGGTTTTTAGTTTTTCCATTCTTGAATCGATTCGTAGGCTTTGTCGGTCATTCCTGCAAGTTCAAGCCCTTGTGGATTAGTGATTGTCACAAACGGAAGCATGGCACCGATTTGATGAGCACCATCTTTTTTAAGACCATTCGCAGCAATGTCGCTAACAGAGCCAGACTTGTCTCTGGTATAAAACCGCCATAGACGATAAGCACCGGTCAATACAACAGTCTGTGATTCTGGGTGAAACTCCTTCACCACTCCGGCGTGAACACCGGCCACGTTTGATCGAACGATTACTTTTTTACCAACCATGCTGTTTTTGTTTTTCATTTTTTGCTCCTTTTGTTTTTTAGTTTTCATTTTTTCTTCGCTTCTTCTCTTGCCCATCTGACTCCAGCAATGAATGCGTCGAAACACTCTTCGTATCTCGTTTGAAGTTCTGCGATGATCCTGATCGCCGTGTCTTTGTCACGACAAGACTTCAGTGCATCGGGCATATTCACAGTCTTTCCGGCGTGCAGATTTGCGCTCTTAAACGCGTCTTCGTGTTCGTCGTCTGGTATACTCACTTCTTTCCCCTCCTCAAATACCGGCGCGCGGCTGCGACAATCATAACTCGCGGATCGTTTTCCGAGGTAAGTTCACGCACGATTACGTTCGCGAGCTTCCGCTTAGATAGTTTTTTGTTGCCCGCTTTTTTAAACAGGTAAAACTGATTCAGGTGTCTGTCGCTTAGAATTCGAATGACTTCTTTCACCTGGGCGATCGAAAGATTCACCTTCCCGCCCTCTGCCTCGCAGATCAGCTTCGCTAGTTCGTTACAATTTTTTGCTGGTTTCATTTTGATTCTCCAAAGCGTTTTCTCTAAAATCGACTAAAAAATCTAGGATTATAGCCATTGTTTCAGTGTTCATTTTATGTCTCCAAATGGGTTCATTTTGGTTTCCCCCTAAATAATCAAATTAATTTTTCTATCAGACTTCCGAAAACAAATCCGATCCAAAGTAGCGACGCAATTAAGGCGCAAAAAAACGATGGCAATCCCATATCTGTCCTCATATTAGATAACGCGCTAATGATTATGGCCAATGAGTACATGAAACAAAACACTAGAAAGATTGTTTTTAGAATTTCGAAAATCATTCGTTAAGTCCGCTCAACATTTCGAACGCTTCTTCAACTTGCGGCGGAACCACTCCGTTTCCAAGACACCTAATTCTGTCCACCCTAAACGGTACGCCATGAGCCACTCGACCCACGTCGGGTTCAGTGTCCCACAGCCGTCCGTCACGACTACCGCGGAACACAGATTGTCTGGGTTTCTTGTCTCTCGGCGAGTTCTCGACATTCCCTGCCCCTTGTAATCCCGAGCAACCGGCGTTGGCCATTTTTTCACTGCCGTGGCTAATCCTGTCCCGCTTGTGGTTCCCTCCTGTGGTCGGTTGTAATTCCCGTAAACCGTCGGCGTTGGCCACATATTCTTGCTCGCCATCGTCTCTAAGCTCGGGGGTTCTTTGCCAGTCCTGCCCGCAGCCCCGCCCTTGTTCGTCCCGTAACTCGATGCGGTTGGCGTGGGAAAGTAAGAACCATCGCATTCGCTTGTGTGGCGCACCCATCTCCGCAGCGGATAGAGTATCCCATCGACAATCATACCCGAGGCTGGCCAACTCTTTCCCCACTTCTTCGCCGCCACGGGTTCGAATTGCTGGGACGTTTTCGAGGAAAATAAATCTAGGTTTGAGCTCTTTCGAGAGACGAGCAATCTCGAAAAATAATCCGCTTCGCTCTCCCGCCAAGCCCGCTCCGCGTCCCGCAACGCTGATATCCTGGCAGGGGAATCCACCGTAAATAATGTCGATGTCCGGCAGCATTTCAGCTTTGAGTGTTCGAACGTCGTCCCAGATTGGCGCTCTATCAAGCTCACCTGATCGCATTCGCGACAATAAAACGCCCTGTGCGTATCGGTCTTGCTCACAATAGGCGACTGTTCTAACCCAAGGTTTGAGTGCAAGTCCGATCCCGCCGATCCCTGAAAATAAATCCAAGCCATGCATCACTTCTTGTTACCAATGAAAAGGCTCATGATGAGAACACCAAGACAGGTTCCGATAAAGGTTCCCATGCCAACACCCAAGAGCAGTATTTTTATAACGCTTGATTCGATCATGAAATAAGTTCCTCAAAAGATTTCTGGGTGATGCGGATAATCTTGATGACCGTTCCGATGCTGGGCTTGTAAATTCCGCTGTAGAAGATGCCAGCAACGGTGCCAGGATTGACTCCTATGCGTCTCGCAAACTCGCTCTGGCTGATATTTTTGTCTTTGATGTATTGAAGGACGTTTTGGCGAAAGTTCTCGATACATTGTTCAGTGTCGAGCTCAAGACTCGTCGCCGTCCTTTTGCGATCCTCGTTTGCCCTGCTCTGGCGCTCTAGCTGAAGCTTTAACCACCTCAGTTCCGCCAGAATGGCATTTGCCGAATCAACAAACTTTTGCTGGTTTTCTTCCACGGTTCACCTCGCTGATGACACGAGACGACTACCGCGCATGAGCTAGGCAGTCAAGAGCTTATTGAATGAACCAAAGTAAGACGCAGGCGACAACCGCCGCGGTATACCCAAAGATGGCATTGACCAGCGTGAACGTCACAAAGGTTACGAGAGCAGCAGCAGCAAGCCAGATTAAAATCTTGATAGCCATTTTAGCGTCCCTCGCAGACTTCTGGATCTTCTTTGCAAACGAGGCAGCTAATCGGAAGCCTCTCTGGATCAGCATACAAATCCGACTCCCAGCCGCAGTGACACTTAGCAAACCATGCAAAATCTTCTGACTTGTAATCTTCTTTCATAAATCACCTCGCAAAATCAGAATAACGCATATGCTTTGAGGTGTCAATGAATAAACGAATACCATCTCCCTACTACTAGTGTTTTCATAGGAGTGCGGTCTTTCTTTTCTGGGATCGCCTATTTCTGAGGGCCACGGCTCAAAGCACTAGGTATTTATTCTTGTGCTCTCAGTAGAGACCCTCAAAACGCATTTCAGCTTTCCGAGACCTGCCTTAAAGGCTTTTAATTCCGATTTCCCTGAGTGTGCCCGCCCAGCCTTGCTATCTCCCTCCCCGCCATTATTGGCTTCCTGCCGTGAACGAGGGACTGTTATATCGACGAGGCCTTATGGCCAATTCTTTTTCGATCTAGCTTTACGACACTCTCCGAAAATCTGCTCGGTTGGTTTCCTGCCCCGAGAATCTTTGACCGTGGTTAACGCTTAACGGCCATAGTCGCGTTTTTATTACGATTTAGTTTGATTTCGGCTTATCTCTGTGTTTAAGCTTTATTCAATCTATCTCGAATAATTAGAACCTAAACCCTAGCCTGACTAAAATCAAGCTGGGGTTTAGCGTTTTATTGCGATCACGGTTTCAATGAGCTTCGGGTTTGTGTATGAGCCACCCCAGATTTCGAGCTTTCCTGGCCCGTAGTGTCTCCAAAGCCTCAGTTTAATCGCCCACACTGGGGTCTTCATTCCTTTGGCCTCAATGAATAGGGCCTCGTTTGTGGCAATTTCGAGGCACTCAAAATCGGCGACATAGGCGATCCTAGCATCCGTTAAAATGACCCTAGATTGGCGTTTTACGAGCTTTATCTCGCCTTTCGCTTCTCTGGCCTTGATTCGACCATAAACCTCTGCCTCAAGCTTTGAGTCAAATATCTGACCATCTCTTTCGACCTTTTTTGACCGGTATTTTCCAGTTTTTGACCAATTTTGCCCAAACGGAAACTTTGTTTTCACGCCCATTTACCCTCTTCTGGGTGTTTTTGTTAAATTAAGTGTTAATTTGTTTGACAATTAAACCAAACACAATCAAGGCTTATTGTTAAGGGTTATGTACGAAACCAACGCAAAAGAACACCGTTCGATAGAGCAAATGATCGCCATGCGTATCGCGAACCAAGAAGACATGAGATTCGTCTTCGGGAGCTGGTTAAAATCGTACAGAAATGAATTCCAGAATAAAATCATACCGAGACGCGTCTACTACCCGTCTGAGGCAAGCGCGATTCAGGCGCTTGTCGATTGCAAGAACACTAAAACCATCGTGAGCTATAACGTCGATGAGTCCAATCAGGTCTTTGGTTGGTGCTGCTTCACTGACATCGATGGCGAGTCTTTTTTACACTATGCGTTTGTGAAAACAATGTTCAGAAACATGGGCATTTTTAAACGAATGATTCATGTGATCGTGCCAAGATTAGGCTTTGAAGATATCATAACTACACGAATTTCTAGGGATTTATTGAATTACAGAATCCTAGAGAAATACAAGATGGTCTATAACCCCTATATTGAATCAAAAGTTAAGGAGCTCGGATAATGAAAATTGAAAAACTCGAACAAGCCAAATTTGCAATGTCGGTCAAACTTCACAACGGTGAAAAGACTCACATCAACAACCAACACTTTGATATTACAGTGGAAGATACTTTTTTCATCGTGATCCGTAAAAAAGGAAGCCCAGAAATTTTAGCCGTAACCTCAGTCTTTAACTCACCTTATTTCGTACCCGAGAAGACGACCACTGCAACAGAAACCACCACAACCACGGTTAAAACGACTTTGAAGCCAAAGAAAACCGAAACAATTCAACAAGTTAACTGAGAAAAGCAATGTCAGATATTGAATGGAAACCTAAAAAGCCTGGGCCAAAAGAGGTCGTGATTAATGAAAGCCATGTTTATGCAATGGCTCATGCTCACGTTCCGACTCGATCCATTGCTCAGATATTAGGTGTCTCTGAAGACATAGTGCAAAAAAGATTTGCAGACCTCATCAGAAAGGCTAGGGAGGATTGTAAAAGCCAGCTTAGAGCGAAGCAGATTGAAATAGCGCTTCAAGGAAACGTAACCATGTTGATTTTCCTTGGTAAAAACATGCTGGATCAATCCGACCGATCTAGCATTGAGCTTCTTGAGTCGATTCCAGATGAGGAGCTAGAGCGTAAGGTTAAAACCATTCTGGCAGCTCGCGGAATGAAGAAGATTGAAGGCGATGAGTAGGATCTTTCGGATTAAGCCCAATGCGCTTTCCGATGAGGTGTACCTAAAAGAGTACATCCGGCGAATGGGTCTCAAGCCCGGTCGCATTGATCCTAATAGCCTTATTGACGACAACTTTTCAGCCCAGAGGGATTTCATTAGAGACCGCAACCCTTTCTTTGCTGGCATCTGTACTCGTCGGGCCGGCAAGTCCTACGGTGGTGCCACAAAGCTTGTTGTGGACGGACTAGAAACCGAAGGCTGTAACCTTGGCTACCTTGCACTCACCCGAATGAGCGCAAAGGCCATCCTTTGGAAAGACTGCCTAAAGGTGATCGATCGAAAGCATGGGCTCAAGTCTAGGTTCAATGAGACCGAGCTTACCTGCACGCTGACTCAGTCCAATAGCACCATTTATCTAGCCGGCGCGGATGCGACTGATGAGGAGATGGAAAAGTTCCTTGGCCGCAAATATCGCACCGTTTTGATTGATGAGGCCGCTTCCTACCGCAGAGATCTCCGAGAGCTCGTCTACTCGGTTCTAAAGCCTGCTGTCGCCGATTATCGAGGACAGATTGGGCTCTTGGGGTCTCCTAGAAGCATCAAGAGCGGGTTGTTTTACGATGTCACAAACGGAAAAGAGCCGGGCTGGTCGATTCACAAGTGGACGACATTCGACAATCCACACATGGCTGAGAACTGGAAAGAAGAGATTGAGGATTTAAAGGCCAGATTTCCAGGTATCGAGAAAACCCCAAGCTTTAGGATGAACTATCTCGGTGAGTGGGCGATCGATGACTCTCTTAGGGTCTATAAGTTTGATCACCAAAAGAATGCGCTTAATAGCCTGCCCACCCAGCAGCCAGAATACATCTTGGGCGTTGACTTGGGATACAGCCCAGATCCTACCGCGTTCGCCCTTTGCGCGCTTTACGACACCAACCCCAGAAAGTTTGTTGTCATCAAGTCGTTTAAGCAAACCGGCATGATCATTTCCGATGTGGCCGAAACCATCAAAACATTCATCCGCAAATATGGCCCAATGCGCATCATTATGGATGCTGCAGACAAGCAGGCGGTAGAAGAAATGCGCCAGAAGCATCAAATCCCAATTATCTCAGCAGATAAGCACGGCAAGGCCGGAGTTATTGAAGTCATGAACTCAGATTGGATGACCGGAAGCATTCAAGTCTATGAACCAGAGAACGCCGATTACATCCAAGAGCTAGAAGATCTCGTTTGGGATGAGCGCGAAGAGAAACGCATTGAAGACTCTGGATGCGCAAACCACCTTTGTGACGCCGTTCTTTACGCTTGGCGCAAGGCCTTCATGCATTCGTTTGTCGAAACAGAGAAGAAGATCAATCCCCATAGCATCGAGGCCATCGAGGCGTGGGAAAATCAACAGGATGAAATAATTGAAAGAAAGAAGGTCGAGGATAGTTACGATGAGCAATATTACTGAAATCAAGAAGTTAATTAAGATTTTCAATGCAAATCAATTGAACTCTCTTATCATGGGAGACGTTCAGATTCACAGGCATGCACCAATGGTCACTGGGCCAAAGCTCGTTCCAGATGTTGGCACGGATTCCGACATTGATGTCATCAGAGAAATGGACAGAGAGATTGAAGACAAACTGAGGAAGATTGAACAATGAGCAAGGTAATCGAAGTCGATGCAAGCCCGAATAAGGAACTAAAAACCTCTACTCATGAGGTTTGGTATAAAATCAAGCTAGACGACGAATCAGAAGCCGTCGCCATGTCTTTGTATCCATTAGTGAAGGCGATCCAAAACAAGCAGATGTATCGCCGAGTGCAAAACCTGAGGCACGCAAGGCTTTATTCAAACCTTGAAATCCTAGGCCTTCAGCCCGGCATGTTTGCTCGCACCGCAATGGATTTGATTCCGGGCCATCGGGTGACGTTCAACGTGATTCAAAGCTGCGTTGATACGGTTACGAGCAAGATCGCTAAGATCAAGCCTCGAATTGTATTCATGACCTCTGATGGCAACTGGACTCAGCGAAGGAAGGCTAAAAAACTTTCTAGCTATATCCTCGGAGTCTTTGAAGATTCTGGTTTGTACAAAGAAAAGGAAATGTCTTTTCGGGACTCTGGAATCTTCGGAACCGGCGCCACCAAGATCTACATTGAGAATGACCGAATCAAAGCAGAGCGTGTTTTCATTGATGAAATTGTGGTTGAAGACTCGGATGGAATGTATTGCCAGCCTCAGTCGCTCCATCAAATCCGATACGTTACCCGAGAAGTTCTTTCAGGGATGTTTCCAGACAAGAAAGACAAGATCATGTCGGCGCCAAGCGGCATTCCTGCCGACTTCGGAAGCACTAAAGATCTGCTTCGGGTTGTAGAGAGCTGGCATCTTAAATCTGGCCAGGATGTTTATGATGGGCGCCATGCGATTGTTATCGAAGGCGTGACACTTCTTTATGAAGAATACGAGAAAAGCTATTTTCCATTCGTTTTTGATCGCTGGAATAAGCGAGTCATTGGTTTCTTTGGTCAGGGTATTGCTGAAATTCTTACGGGCATTCAGATCGAAATGAACAAGGTGATGCGAACGATTCAACGCTCGATTCATCTGATGGCGGTGCCTCGTGTGTTCATCAATGCTGCGTCTAAGGTGACTTCAGCGCACATCAATAATGACCCAGGAAGCATTGTGAAGTTCTCTGGAGAGCCACCGATTTTCAATACAAGCCCGGTTATGCCTCCCGAGGTATACGCTTACATTGAAAACCTTTATCAGAAGGCCTACCAGATTGTTGGCGTTTCAATGCTTTCGGCTGCAAGCAAGAAGCCAGAGGGTCTCAATTCCGGTATCGCCCTCAGGGAATATCAGGACGTTGAGTCAGAACGCTTTGAGCTCACGGCAAAGCAATATGAAAACTCCTTTGTTGAGGCTGCGAGCATCTGTCTTGATCTCACGAGAGATCTTCTGAAGGCCGGCAAGAAGCCTTACACACAGGTCAAATACGGCAAGAAGACTGAATTTGTGAACTTTGAAGAAGTGGATATGGAAGACGATGAGTTTATGATCAAGGCTTTCCCATCCTCAATGCTTCCAACTCAGCCGGCAGGACGCTTTCAGTTTGTCACTGAGATGATTCAGGCTGGTTTCTTGGATAAAGCCAAGGCGATCGAACTTCTTGATATGCCCGACGTTGAAGGCTTTTTCACGCTTGAGACCGCGTCTATCGAAGACGTCCGAAGACTCATTGAAAACATGCTTGAATACGGCATCTATGAATCTCCAGAGCCTTATATGAACTTGGATCAGACCAAGCAGATGATGCAGTCGGCTTATCTCTCGGCCAGGTCTGAGGGCTGCCCAGATGATCGCTTGGATCTATTGAGGCAATTCATGTCTGATATCGACGATATGCAGGCTAAGGCCAAAGAGGCTGCGGCTCAGCAGATGATGCTTGCTCAGCAGCAGGCAGCAATGGCTCAAGGTGGAATGCCACCGGTTGCTAAGCCTGAGATGGCGCCCCAAAGTGCCCTGATGCCCATGAAGCCCCAGGTTGCTGGAGGGATGCCACAATGATCTACAAAATCAGGCAGGTCGTTACACACCCAGACGAGAGAAAGGCCTTAGAAAAGGTTTCGCACATCATTGGAACTGATCTTAGGCACGCTGTCTCTTCTCTACGGTGCTCTGAAAGCATGAAACGAGAGCTGCTTAAAAAGTCTAAGACTCAAGTCACCGACTTTCACGGCAGAACTCTTACAATCGAAATTATCCAAGAGGTAAAAGCATAATGGAAAACTTAACCAGTCAGGCAAATGAAACCAGTGCGGCTCAAATTGTATCCGAGAAGATCGCCGAGAAGATTACAGCTGAGGCAACGGAAACAGAACCAAAAGAAACTACGCAAGTAGCTGAAACTAAAACGGAATCAACCGATGATTATAGCCGCAGATTCGCTGAGCTTGCCAAGCGAGATGCGCATCTAAGCGATCGAGAGAAGAAAATCAAGCAATACGAGGAAAAGCTTAAGCAATACGAAAGGTTAGAAAAGCTCAAGCAAGAAGATCCAGCCTCTTTCTTGGAAGAGACGGGGATGAACTTTGAGCAGCTTGCAAGAGCGGTTATTGAAAAGACCGCCGGCAAAAAAGACCTTACCGCTGATGAAAAGATTGCGCTTTTGGAAAAGAAGCTTCAAGAGCGCGACGAGAAAGAACAACTTGAACTAGAGCAGCGCGCAATAACTAAGTTTAAGACCGATCTCAATACCTTTGTTTCTGAAAATAAAGAGACCTACGAACTGATCAACTCTTTGGGCGAGCAAGACCTGGTTTACGAGGTGATTGAAGAGTATTTCGAGCGCAATAAGAAAGTGTTGGATCACAAGACTGCAGCAGATCTTGTCGAAGAGCAGTTGATGGATCGACTCAAGTCTTTGAAAGATGCGAAGAAAGTCAAAAATTTGTTTGCGTCTGCGCTTGAGACGGCTCAGAATAATGTCAGTAGCCCAGAACAGGCAAAGTCAGGCAAGGAAGTTGTCACGCCAATTACCACTAAAACATTAACCGCTAAGGCCGTGCCCGTCACGACCGAAGCACCACGGCCAGAAGGTCGCCTTCTCTCGCGAGAAGAAAGCCTCAAACGAGCTGCCGAGTTCTTGAAGCAAAAGCTTTCCGAGAACAAGGGAGTAGCTCGGGCCTAACAGAAAGGCTAGACAATGAGTCTCGACTTAACCGCGTTTGACGCTGCCCTAAAGCAGCACTACACCGATGACCGTGTTGAAAACATGGTCTATCAAGACAACCCAATGGTTGCCATGATTAGCAAAATGGAAGACTTCGGGGGCCGTAACCTTCCGATTCCATTGATTTATGGTAACCCACAAGGCCGTTCGGCGAGCTTCTCGCAAGCTCAAAGCCGAGGCGCAGCGACCAGCTCTAAACTCGATGACTTTCTTTTGACTCGGGTTAAGGACTATTCGATTGCAACCATCGACAACGAAACCCTGCTTGCTTCGGAAGGCAACGTCAACGCCTTCTTGGAAGCTGCAACGGTTGAAATCGACGGCGCTATCAACTCGCTGACCCGTTCTATTGCAACTAAGATTTACCGCAATGGCTGGGGCTCAATCGGCACGATGGGATCGCACTCGGGTAACATCATCACCCTCGGAAACGCTGAAGACGTTGTTAACTTTGAACTTCAAATGGTTCTTGTTGCTGCTGCTTCGGATTCGAGCGGTAACCTTCGCGGTTCGTCGCCTGGCGATTCTTGTATCGTGACTGCGATTGACCGTACCGCTGGAACCGTAACGGTTGACAGCTTGCCTGGTACTTTCACCGATGGAGACTACCTGATCATCAAGGGCGACCGTGAGTACACGGCTTCTACCCGTCAGGTTATCGCTGGACTTGAAGCATGGCTTCCCGCTTCTGCTCCAAGCTCAAGCTCGTTTTTCGGCGTTGACCGCTCGGTAGACGTAACCCGTCTCGGTGGCCTTCGTTTGGATGCTTCGGCTAAGCCAATCGAAGAAGCGCTGATCGAAGGAGCTGCGTTGGTAGGACGAGAAGGCCGCAAGCTGACTCACTACTTCATGAGCTTTTCGAAGTACGCTGACCTCGAAAAAGCCCTCGGATCGAAAGTTCAGTACATTGACATGAAGGTCAATCCTGAAATCGCTTTCCGTGGAATTCAAGTCAACGGCCCAAAGGGCTACATCAACATCGTTCCAGACCAGAACTGCCCAAGCAACCGAGTGTTCGGCCTTGAGCTGCCTCTGTTCAAAATGTACTCGCTCGGTAAAGCCGTTCGAGTCATTGACACTGACGGTCTGCAAATGCTTCGTCAGGCGTCGAGCGACGGCGTTGAATGTCGTTACGGCATGTACGGTAACCTCGGTTGCCGCGGTCCTGCTGGCGGCATCAACATTCAGGTCTAGTAATAAAGCGTTGGTTGGGGGGCATGGACGCCCCCCTTCTGGCACAAAGGCTTTATCGGTGGGGATCGGTAAAGCTTTAACCCATACCTAAGGGGGTTTCTAAAATGGCAAATCGTTTATTTCGTTCTCAATTTCTTTACTCATTCTTTAAAATGCCGGTTAAGTTGGCAGGTTATGTTGACCTAGTCGCACCGGTTAAGGCGTCTCTTGTTAATCAAGGTGTTACGCTTACTGCTGTTCAATATGGAACCGGTGGAAACAACATTACTTATGCGATTACTGACGGCGCAACCGCTGGAGCAGAGGTGGTTACTGTTGTCGGAAACGCCATCAGCATTCAGATTGAAAGCGGAGTCAGCACCGTGACTCAGGTTCGCACCGCAATCAACGCTTCGGTTGATGCTGCGGCTTTGGTTACGGCTACTGGCACTAGTGGTTCTGCTGTTACGGCACCGCTTTCTGCAACCAATCTTTCGGGTGCGGTTGAGTCTGCCTCGTCTTTTTACATCCCAGGCGTTTACGATGTAAAACAAGACACGGCAAACGCTGGAACGTACAA